TTGAGCTGCGTATCTTGCGCCTGATAAAGCCTGTGCAAAAGATGCACCGCCTGCTAATCCAGCAGCTAAAGAGTTTTGAGCAATGGTGTTAGTCAATGCAATGGATTGACCATTAACTTCAACCAAAGCTCGTTTTACTCCGTCTAGGCCAATCTCCCATGCGATGAATGGATTACCGACATCCATAGAATAAACCTCAGATAAAGTAGTTTGAAGCATTGTTACCTTGGCTTGGACTTCACTGAGCATTTTTGTGTATGTGTCAATTTGGCTAATGTTTTCATCTTGGATAGCCTGCATAAGCTTTAGACGAATACGATCTTCCTCTGAAATCTTACCCTTGAGAGCAGCCTCAATCTGAATCTTCTGAAGATCAAAAACTGCTTTAGCCTTAGCCAATTTTAACTGTGCAGTGTTAATTTTAAGATTTTCTTTGGCAATCTTGTTTTCAGTAGTTGCTGTTGATTTATTAAGGTTAGAGCCAGATTGGATGGGTTTTTTAGAGGGTGTGCTTAAAGTGACTCCAATTTGTTTGCCTGCAAAACCAAAAAAGATACTTTTACCAAGATCTTTAACATTTTTAATAAGTGATGGAATGGCTCCTATAGCAGTACCAGCAGCTAGGGTTACTTTGTTAAACCCACCCGCAAGTGTTTCCAAGAAGATTGTGGCATCACTTGCTTCTGTCCCACCGCTTGCGCGAGATAAAGCATCAACAAAGCCTTTACCAATAAGTTCATTAGCTTTTCCTGTTGCAGTACTTAAAACATCCATTTTGTAAGAAGTTGTAGTTAGGTAATCTTCTGCTGCTCCAGCTGATCTCTTTAGAATAACTGACAAGATTTCATTGAATGACAGTGTCGTAAGTTCAGCCTTTGTCAAACCTGAGTTGTATTTGACTAGACCTCTAGTAACTCCTACATAACCTTTACCCAAATCCCGTGTAACTGTGGCTAAATCAATGCCAGACGCTCGGCTGATAGTAATTGCATCATTAAGAAGTTTCTGGGATTGGGTTAATGAGCCAGTAGTGGTAAGCAAACCCTGAAACGCTGGACGCAGAATGTCGTCCGCAATTGCCGCTGAAGTTTCTAATTTATCAATGTAGTCAGCAATGGCAGGATTAGCGAAGCCAATGCCTAGATTCTCTACTGCTCGGTTAAGTCTAAGGGCTGCTGCTTCATCGGCTGCAAATGCTTTTACTGCTGTCTTGCTAAATTGGACTAATGCCGTTGCGCCAAATGCAATACCAAATGTGCCTGCAAGTTTCTTGACATTGCTATTGAGTTTTCCTACAGCAGTATCGGCTTGCTTGAAGGCTTTATTGCCAGTGTATTCAGCTGCTAAGTTAATGACTACTGATGGATCAACTGCCATTATTTGACTCCCATAGCGTCATAGAACTTTAATTTAGAGTTCTCAATAGCTTTAATAACTGCTGCGTTAGTCTGCCCGCCATCTTCTTTCCATGCTCTAAAGATTGCGCGACCTTTCATCTTGCCTGACCTACGACCTGCACCAGTCTGATTATTGGCATCTACTATCTGCCCATAATTATTCATCGCTTCAATAAATTGCGCACCTGCTCGCGGGTTATTGCTTTTAGATTGATTCTTAGTGCCAGAACGAATCATCTTGCCATAGTTGGCTTGACTCTCACGCACAACTTTAGCCATAGGAGCCTGCTCGCGACCATTAGGATTTTTGCGACCAGCAGTCTCATAAATAGCACCAGCAGCAGAAGCATTAACAATGCGAGCTAGTGCTCTGAAGCCTTTCTTATTAGGTCTAGATGGTGTGGTCTTATATCCAATACCGCGCTTGGCTTTTCCTGTATTCCAAATACGATCACTGCCCCAAGCTGTTGAACTACTTCTAGCCCATCCACTCAGAGGAGCCTGTGAAGGGATAAATCCTCTAGCTTTATTAGTAATCGGCTTAAGGAGATTGCCTAACTCTTTTTGAGTTTCTTTAGCTAAGTCTGGAGCAAAGTTTTTTAGAGCCTTACGAAGTGCGATTGCGCCCTTTACTTCTGTTGGCATCGCTTATCTCCTTTGCTTCATCTTTAAGACCCTGCAACAAGGCTTGGAGCATTATTGGGTCTAAATCTAATAACTGCTGTGGCGCGATTCCCAATCTAATGCTCAAGCGAGCTATTAAATAGGTGAATGGATAATCGCGCTTTAAGCTAAAGGGTCTGAATCCAACACCTCAACGGATTTTAATCCCTCGATAAACTCAATCCCGAAAGGCTTAACAGTTTCACCTGATCTGCGTGTGACTTCCCATGCCAACCAATACACCGAAGTCTGCATCTCGTCTTCACGAAAAGCGCGGTGGAAGCCCTTTTTAGCGTATAGCTCAAATGAGTACTCCACTGCTGGAGTAATCTCACCCTCAATAACGCTTCCATCTATACGAACGATTTTTAGTCTTGCCATGAGCTGCCCCTTTTTTAGTTGTTTAGAATGTGCCTGTAGTTGCTACTGCAATCGTTGAATTACATGTAAATGTAATTGACTGTGTGCCAATGTCTGATACAGCACCATTGATGTCTGTAGTGTTATTGACAAGAATTGAAACAGTGTAAAGAGGGTTAGTAGCAGAAACTGCTGTTCCCTTTGTCTGTAAAAATACAGCTGTGACTGTTGTTCCCCATGCAGCTTGAAGTGTTGCAAGAACATTTGCTGAAGCTGTGTCATTAAGGAAGTCGATGGTTACAGTTGATGCTTCCAAACCTTTTACAAATTTTCTAGAAGAATCGCCCATGGCACTTATTTCAAGCTCATCGAATGAACGGTTGATTGTTACTGCTGTGACATGGTCGCTAAGATCAACAGTGTTAATCTTAACGCCTACATTGTTATTTAGAAATACAGCCATTAGGATTATTCCTCGTCTTTCTTAGTAGATGCTGGCTTTGGTGTTGGTGTGCTAACCTGCCCGATTTTTTTCAGGAAGGCTTCGTTCTCTTGTTCCCACTCGGACATATTAACTCCAACTCGTAAGGATTGATACTGACATCTCGCAGCTGAGAAGGTCTCCCGAAGCAGCATTGAGAACACTAGGCGCACTGACTGCGCTTACATTATAGGTCAAAGAAGATGCAGCAAGCTTGGCGAACACGCCACATACAAAATCTTCTATTCCATTGAGGTTGCCCTCGTTATCGAAAAGTGGGGTCGTAATAATCAGCTTGAATGATGCCATTGGGCTAATGCCAATATGCTGATTATTGGTAGGTGTTAGATAGGGGTCGTCTGGACTCACAATAACTGAATTGGCTAATACTGTGGCAGGCGGGAATGCAAAAACTTGGTATTTAGTGTTATCGACTAAGGCGTTAGCTAGTGTCGTTCTGAGTGTAGTAAGAGCAACTGGCATTATCCCACCATCGAGCGAGGGTCTAGTGCGTGTGCTATCAATCCTCGCACCTTAGCGAGGAGCTGTGCGCTCATTCGATAAGGGGAAGGCTGGAAATCGACAAGGTTAGAACCAGAGAGAGTAGCGGTTCTGGCTTGCCAGATATCGACAGCGATCATCAAAGCTGCATTCTGTATAGCTGTATCTGTTGTCCAGACTGTGTAAGTCTCTGGAGCAACTGTGCCATAAGGCTCAATAATGTGATAAGGAACAGTAGTGGTGTGAGTAGTAGCCATGCTAATTGAGTATTCACCAACTGCTGTAATGGTCTTAGTGCCATTATATTTTGTGCCAGAATTGGTAATAGTCACAGACTGTCCGACATAAAAGACTTCTGTAATAGGTTCATTAAAATAAAGAGTACCGATGTCAGGTACATTGCTATGTGCAACTGAGAATTGATTAGGTGTCCATAACATCGGAATAAGAACAGCGTCTGAAGCATCACAGACTTCTTGGAGAACAGCATCAGTGTATAGAGTGCCAACACCCAAAGTGGTGCGTAATTCGCTGACTGTTGTAAGTGCCATTCCCATTCCTTTCTTAAGACTCTGGGGAGTAGAGGGCTACTACTCCCCAGAGCGACTTAGAGTGTTGCTAGATTACGCTACTGCTAGGAAACGGAATGCAGTTGGATAACGATTTACAACTGCGCAATATCCGTAGATACCGATTTCTAGCTGGCCATTTGCAACTACATTTGCACGAATCTGGAGTGTGCCAGATTCATGGAATCGCATTGCCATTGAAGGATAAACGAGTGCATACTTAGAGCCTGCATCATTTCCTGTGTAGTTTGGATCAACTACCAATGAAAGTCCAGCAACTGTACCAGCAGTCGAACCTTGAGAAATAAGGCCGTTAGCATTCTGAGGAACTGCCGCCGCAAAAATTGGGCGACCAGTTGAATCCACTGCACCAAGTAGTCCAGCGAAGTCAATATCATTAACTCCACCACTTGTTGCAACTAGCAAGCGGTTTGGTGTTTGGCGCATTACGCCAAATGAATCAGCAATACCATCTGCAATTGACTTATAGACTGTTGAGCCTGTTGAACCTGCTGAGTTTTGTGCAGCGATGTTTGCAGCATAAGCATCTGTCTTCTGTGCGTATGATGCAGCTAATTCACGAAGATACAAATCTAGGAATGATGGGTCTGAGCGATCAACTAATTCAACATCTAGCTTTCCAGCTCCAGCGAACTTGACTACTGTATCTTCTTGGAAGGTAACTGTTGTGTCTGTTGATGAGAACTCAGCAGCTTCTGCTGTCAATGCAACAGTTGCCTGTGTTCCTAACTTAGGAGTAAAAATCTTCATTCCAGCAGCAGGAAGTGCTGCGCGCTCGATTGAATCGATGAATGGACGAGATGAATCGATGATACCAATTACATCCTTTAGGTATGTTGGTGGAACCATACCTGTGTTCTCTGCGACTGTTGCAACCTGTAGAGCTGCCATTAGTTCGCGAGCATCTGCGTCACCGCGTGATGCGTTTAGTTGTGCCTTAGCATATTCGCCTGCTGTAACATTTAGGTTAATGCGTGGGTTTGTGTAATACATTGCTGTAACTGTAGGACGAGCAGCTTCAACTGCTGCTGCCTCTACTGGTGCTGCAACTGTCTCTGGAGTATTCTCCACAGCTGTCTCGCTTTCTGTTTGTGGGTTTTCTTCAACAGGGATTACTTCCTCTGCTGCGATCTCTAGTATTTCTGAAGACGCGAATGCGGGAACAGTTACTAGAGAAACTTCTTTTAGTCGAGCTGATGAAACAACTGTGTGTCCATCTTTTGATGGCTGTGATGAAAGGATTTCTGCCCCGATACTCAAGCCTGTTACTAATCCTTCTTGCGCCATGATAAGTGCGTCATTACCGCCTGAAGAGCGACTTAACTTAAAGGTTGCATATATACCATCTGCGCGAGTCTCTGAAGCAGTCATTCGACCAATAGGCTTTTTTAGATCGTGCTGTGATAGCAACTTAATCTTTGTTGGGTCTGCAATCTCAATAGAGTTAGCTGCAAAGGTATATGCACCAAGATTAGTGTGGCCGATTTCACCAGTACCAAGAGGCACAATCTTTCCAGAGATTTCTCTGCGTTCTTCTGAGCATTCGATTGATGATGCTTCAATGTATAGAGTTTCCATTAGCTGCCATTCCCGTTAGGTGATAGGTCTTCCATTTGCATTGCTTGTTCTGTTGTAATTAAACCAAGTGCTAACATCTTTTCTAGCACTAGCAATCTTTCCATTGGCTCTGTGCGCAAGAATGAGTCGTCTAAACTAAACTTGACATAATGTCCAGCAGTGCTGACATCATCCATGCTGAGCCTAGACTCAATGGCAGAAACATAAGGCTGCAAAGTGAAAGCCACCATCTGTTTTCTCTCGTCTTGGACATTGGCATAGGTCATAGTTGTGTTCATTGAAGCAGACACATAATAAGGATCAACAGAACACAATCTTGCGCATTCAGTTGCTAATCCTTGAATTGCATCTTGGTAGGCCATGTCCTTAGGACTAAATCCTGTAGTTTGATAATCAAGAGTTGCAGTTAAGTAAGCAGTGCCATTATTTTGGCGGGCGCGCTTCCATGCAGCAAGTAATCCAGTAACTTCATTAGGTGGAAGGTCAGCTCCCGAATTTTTCAGGAAGCCCGTCGCGGATGGCGTTTCCAATGCGACACTAGCTGCTTTTTGTGCATCGAGTGCAGCTTTGATAGTAGAACCACCAACAGCAAGAATGCCTTCATCTTTTTGGAAAGTAATTAAAGAACCAAGACCTGACATTGGAAGTGGTACGCCATCTAAATAATACTGTGTCACAAAATTATTGACAGAATCTGTATTGAATGTTACGCGATTGTTAGCAACCCAGTTTGCGTTAGCCATTCTCGAATCCTCAAGATAAGTCTCAGTAATCTGCCAGTAACTGACCCCATACATAAGAAGGCTATCTAAAGTGAAATATAGTGTCTCAAATCTTGGCTGAGCTTTAGATGGTTGCTCAATCCATCTTGGTGGAGAAATCATTTCACCTGTAGATTTTTTGTAATACTCCAGAGGGATCGATGCGATGGTTCCGCAAATGAGGTCTCTGCATCTTTTGATGCTGGGTACGGAAAGAGCTTGGGCGCGAGTGACCATGACTGGAAAGTAATTGCCATAAGTCAAATAAGACTCGGACATAATTTGTGGAGCGTTTTGCGCTTCCAAGATTTGAGGCTTACGCGAGAAGATACCCATAGACAGAAATTGTAGCATTTGTCAAGAGATTAGACAATATGCTAAGGCGTGTCTAACTATAAATCTGAGGCTTAGGTGCTGGGAGCATTAACTTGCTTACTGCCATAGCAACTCCGATAATGGCTGAAATATCGCCTGCGGATTTACGCTTTACGATTCTCCAAGCTGAGTCATTGACTTTAGCTGCGCAATTGTTGAATTGGCTAATGAGTTCGCTCTGACCATTATGAACGACCTTGTTAGTCACCAATCCAGTCAATAGATCACCACACGCCTGATAGAACTGCTGGCCTGAGACATCCTCGGTCATTACACCAGCTTGCTTTAATCTGTCAGCAATTGATTGAGTGGCATATTTGTCGTAGCACACTAGTCTCGGTCTGTAAAGGTCACACCAGCCTTTGATGGCTGCTGCAATCTTTAGATCATCTACTGCGACCTGAGAACTCCAAGTCTCCATGATTCCAATGCCAATCCTTCCATCTGGAAGTAACTGTCCAGCGACTAAAGATGCGTTCCTTCTTGAAGGACTGACATCGAAACCGAATACAGTATAAGCCCCAACTGCAATTTCAAGCGTGTTATCGCTAGTCTCTTCTAACACTCCATGAGGCCATGGACTCTGCAAAGAATCAATCCACTGGCATAAAGTCTCAGTACGAGTAGTCTCAATTGGTGCGGTTGCAATAGCTTCCTCAATTGATTCGCGAGACACAGTAAATCCAAGTGCAGGATTGCTAGGAGCTACAGCATCTCGCCAAAAGGATTCTGAAGATATATCTATCTTGCAATACTGTGGAGCAGAATACTCATAGTACCCAAAGGTCTCTGGTGGATAATCTTTAGCGCGTTCTACTAAGCCATTAAGAACTGTAGAGAATGCATCACCCGCATTCGATGTCAAAAATGTTTGGGCGTTGCCACGCGCCCTCGTTACTGGAATTGCAGCTTTGTACCCGTCTTCCGAGATTTCTCGGACTTCATCAATCCATAAGAAGTCAGCAGTACGACCACGAGCTGAATCTCTGGTATCTGAGACAAGGTCAAGAGTCGCACCATTAAGCAGCTCTATTCTTTCCCCGCCATTGGCATAACGCACAGCCTTAGTCATTGCCTTTAGCTCTGGTGTCGATTCTATGATCCATGCGATTTCTCTAAAAGTCATGAGAGCAGTTGCTCGGTTAGAGGACATAATGATGTGCTTCTTTTCCCCGCCATAAAACATGCCCCAAATTACACGGACTCTGCCAAGAAAACTTTTGCCATTTTGCCTTGAAATGATGAGCAATGCAGTCTTAACTCGGTACTGGTCTTTCTTATCAACCATCATCATTTGCTTAAGGATAAAATCTTGGTAAGGCATGAGCTTGTCCATTTTTAGACGCTCAATCATTTCGATTACTTCATTAGCTCTGGTCTTGCCTTTAAGAAGTGGACTATGAACTCTCGGCTTGGTTGCCCCTCGTAGCGGTTGGGTCTTTTTAGGCTTAGTCGTCATGGAATGGGATTGGGTCGGACTGTAAAAGGACTATCCAGCATCGGTTCCGACTGCATCGGGGAGATACGGGAAGA